ACACGGACTTCTACATCAAGAATATTCGTTTCTTTGTTCCATGCCACCATTGAGAATGAATCACCGAAGTTTACTTTTACAGGGTTCACATGTTCACATTCTTTACAAGTAATATCATAAGCATGTTTATCTTTATAAGTAATATGGTAAAGACCATACATTAAAGCTTCTCTATCAGCTATAGTACTCTTATTCAAGAAATCTTCAATTGTTACAACATCATCCGGTTTATTAACTAGGCATCCGAATATGGCGTTATTAAGATGTTCAGTTAATGATGCTGGGGTCAAAATACTAGACCTCAAAGATTCTTCTTCACCAATCTTCAAACTTCGAATTGTATATTCTTTATTTGTATGTGGTGTAATAATAGTATATTCTGGATACTTTATTTTGAATGATGGGATAACTTCTATTCCATGTTTGTCCATAACTAAACTCCTTTAAGTTTTTAGTTGATACGTTGTATTTTTGATGTTCTTCCTTTTAATTTATTCAAAACCCACCCAGTAGTTTCTATACTGGGTGGGACATTTTTACCTAAATATTATAATCCGGCTTCTCCGTCACCAGCACCATCTCCGCCTTTGACACGATAATCTTTGACGCCTACATCATGGATAGCATGAGCTCTTGTTTGTGCAGCATCAAGTACCCATGGTTCATGCCAGGTCCAATCAACATTAAATTCGATATCGGCTTCAAGTTTATCAACTGCTGTTAAATCACCAGTATAAAGATCTCTAGGATCTTTAGTTGGGAATACACCTGTGAACAATGCTGAAAACTCTACAGTTCTACCATCTGGTTTGGTTGTCCAATATAATACTGAAGCGGCATAATTCTGTTTAGTGTATTCATCAGCACCATCACCCAAGTTTGATACTCCTGTTCTGTAATCACGGATCATTTGTACCCAACCACCGATAATACCAAGAATCGGAAGACCACTAAATTCCAAGAATTTCATAGTCAGGGTATTCCCATAATCAACGTTTGTAGGTACTGCGAATTTAACACCGCCGAGACCTGTGAATTCTGCTTTGTTTAATGTTCCACCTGGAGGTGTAACGGATAAACATGAAGAATTTAAAGTATCCATAACTTCTTGTGATGAACCAATAAAATGACGACCACCACTAGAGGGGACGAAATCACTTATTCTTGGCGGGAGTCGGATGAAATCAACAAAATGATATCCGCTGATATATGGATCAGCTACACCTTGAGTTGTTCCACCGAAGTTTCGATCGTATCTATTGTCTGATACTACATTAAATGAGTTATTCATTTCTTTATCTCCTTAAGATAAAAGTTATTAATGAGTAGGGGAATTATATCCCCTACTCACAATATATTATTTTACAAATAAGTTAAGTTCGATTCTCTCAATTACCTTCATAGGTTCGAGAATGATATTAACATGAGCAATTTTCTGTTTAAATTCATAATCCGTTGCACCAACGTCAACTTCAAATGATTTCAAACCTCTCTTACGTCTAATTGTTTCTAGGAATGGAATGATGCCATTTTTGATTTGTGCCCAAGTCTGATCATCATTGAATTCAAAGATAAAGAACTTAAGATATTGTTCTAAAGCTCTCTTGATATAAAGAACCAAACGCATAACGTTTAGATCCTGAAGTGCCGAAGGTCTTACCTGAGTGGTTAGCTGACCCCAAACTGTGTATCCAACATTGAATCTTACAATTGGGTTAAGCTGCATCAAATAAAGCTGATCTCTTTCACCAAGTTTAGGACTCCATCGGAGTGTCTTGATGTCAGAAATTGTGGCTCTATTGAAACCAGCAGGTGCGTACCATAGTTCATATTCTTTATCAACCATAGGAATAATCTTGGACATATGGTATACAGGGGATACCGCAATATCTTTACCTGTCCACACATCAAAGATCGTAGAATAACCTTCATACCTAGAAACATATCTAGAGTTGGTTAGGTGATACTGATCATGTTCATCTTTAGCTTGCTTGAAGTTATTATTATCACCATTGTCAGTAATGGTTATACAATCTCTTCTAAGATCCTTAGAAATATTCTCTGCAGAATATTTAACATTAGTAGGATAACCTGGATCATAAACTAAATCAATCCAAATTTCCTCAGTGTCAAGAATCTTATCCATTGGGTCAAGTGTTAATGGATCAGTTAATATTCCAACATATGCTTGAGCCAGAATCATATCCGCTGTTGCCTGATGAATTACCTGATTACCAGATCTTGGATCTATAGCAAACAAAGAACCATCTGAACCATAATCCATATGAATCGGTTCAATTGTAGCAGTTGTGGTATCATAATCTTTTGTAGTCAAGATATCTAATTGGAATGCATCTTCCAAATCAGTCGACGCAGTAGCTAAAGCTGTTCTAGCTAAAGCAACAGAAGTCGAAGCAAGATCAATAGCAGTATTACGAATTACTACCTCTGCAGCAGTCAACTGAGTTAATTCTCTTGCAGCTACTAATTCATCAAGAGCGGTTTCAAGATCTGCCTGTGCTGCATCAAACACTGTTTGTGTTTCTTGTTTGATCCATTCCTTATAACCTAATACTCCATAATTTGGATCCGTTGGATCATCAATGTAGTAAGGGTTATCTGGATAAGTATCTTCTTCTTCGTTCTTATGGAATTCAACTCGTTGTTCTTCAAGAACTTCAAGAGCCTTCGGGTTTATTTTAACACGAATCTGATCTGAGAATCTATTTACCACATCTTCGATATATAGTGATTCACCAGCCGAATCCTTATCTAGAGGATTGAAACTAACTTCATATGATTCTGTAAGAACATCATCACCATCAAATTGTGTTTCATAAATTTCTAGAACATAGACCCCAGTTTTCTGTGGGTTGACGTGCTTCTCAATTATAATTGCGAAGTCATCATAGCTGTCACCACGCCCAATTGGACGGAAGTATGCTAACCAACCATCACTAAGACCAATACCGCCAGTATCTGTTGTATTTATCCAAGTAGTGATATCTGCTTGATCTAAGAAAGTATCCAGTTCAGGAACCGAATTGATTCCAGAATGAGAATACGTGGCAAGTTCAGCCTTAACTGGATCAGCAGATAGACCGCCACCCAGAGAATTAGAACTAGAACCTTCGTTTGGATCAACCAGCTGCATACCCAAAAATAGGTTCGAGTAAGTTGCATCTTCTGGTAGAGCACGAGTTACATAACAAGAAGTAGCAATAGAAAGATGATTCTCTACTATATATGGTCCTTGTCCATAATGCTTACCCATGATTGCGATATCAGGAGATCCAAACAAATTACGGTAATCCCGTCCATTACCAATGAATGTTAATTGGTTGTCAGGACCGCGTTTTGTTAGAATCGGACAAAATCCGAATGTTCCTGGAATATCTGCAAGGTATTGACTTAAATCAATAATCTTTGTATAGACACCTGGTGAAATATTTTGAGCCATGATCTTACCTCTCTTTTCGTTATAAAATGATTTCTTATTATTTGTTCTTCACTTTTAGAAGTAAATTTTCCAGAGAAACACAATTTCTCTATCAACTGTCTTCCTAATGGTACTAAATGTAACCCGTGAGAACATTGCGATATCATTTAGTTCGTCCCTAGTTACTACTCTGGCTACTGCTGGAGAATCGGGTCCTTCGTCTACACCATTTGCATTATCAACAGTTATGTATGCAAGACAACCACCCGACTCATAACCTACATCAGTAATAAGAGCCTCGACTATATCGTTATCCGAATTTGTTGAAGTTGTTACAGTAATTCTATCTCCAGCAAGGACATCTGTAATATCCGTACCGGCTTCAAATGTGTAACGAGTTTCATTTGTAAATGTACTTAACTTAGAAATAGAATAGACGTTCAAAGGAGCAATAAGCCCACTTGAACTACTTGGGGAATAAACGACAGGGTTATCAATAAATAATCCAGCTTCATTTAAATCCGCATAACCAGATCCATCTGTACCATTACCATCTTCACTAGCAATTTCAATTCTGATTTCTGCAATTAGTTCAGGATAAAATGTTGAACTATCAACAACATATCCATTAGCAGGATCTTCTTTTCTTACTACGCTAGAAAATTGTTTATAAAATCCAGGAATCAATGATCCACCAACATCTCTTGGTGCATAACTGGGCGCGGTTCCTGATGAGTTAATTCGAAGGGTAGAACTCAAATCAGTATCCCACGCGTTTGTTGCTCCTGCTTGTAATGGATTTCCGGCTTCTCCGCCACCAGTACCTAAACCAAACCATTTAATATACCGGTCTGCTATTTCTGTATTTCCTTGAAGTTCAGGTCCAAATGCTCGCTGTAACAACCATTCTCTTCCTTGGAAGACAATCATGTTTTGGCGTTCAATTAAACGCAAATCACCATTGGGGAGTTTATCATAGATACCAACGATACCTCTGGGTGTTTTAGCTTCAGTGGAAAGTCTATCATGTAATGCTGGATGATAGTTATCTTTCATGTTAATTATTTCTTTTGCCATTTTGAACCTTTCCTCCAATATATAATTTATTATTTGTTCAGCTTGTTAATCATAAAAATTTAATTAAAGTAACTAATTGATTAATACCTATCATTATCCGTTCTACCAAACGCAGGATTAACTGCAGAACCATCTAATGGGACATACAATGCTCCTAGCTCATCTACAATCCATAGAGATGGTCTAGAATAAATCACAATAGTTTTACCCCACTCTTGGCCTAATACCCATCCATCTGACGCATCTAGAGTTTCAATGAAAGCTGTAGCTTCAGTTAAAGCATCAACTCCAGTATAATTATTAGTACCATTAACATCTTCTTTTATGTATTGAACCCATACATCAGCATAGATTGTTACTTCTCCTTCAACAACTTTAGAATGTTGAATATAGTCCTTAGTCCATTTATCGGAATGGGGATATTCAATAATCCTCCAGCCATCACCCACATTCATAGCAAACGGATTGAACTGCATTATTGATAAGATTCTGTTCACATTTTGCTGCAGAGTCATGTCAGCATTTAGGACGAAAAAGTTATCTTTAGTTTTGTCTTGAGTTACAGCGACTTCATTACCTACATTAGCTTGAGTACTATCAGTACCGATTTGTTCTTCTGATGGTCTTTCAGCTCTAATTGTTCTTGTTATCTGTAACATGTATGTTTTCATTATGCTCCCTCTGATGAACTACTTGAACTTTCTGGTTCAGTATATAGAAAATCTGTTTCAACAGGTTGTCTTACCCATACATTTGTTGATGTACATGTATAATAATAGTTAGAATCAACTGCCCATTGTCCTTTTATGCCTGTATCAGTATTACTAGGTGGAGCTGATACTTTTGTATCATGGTAATGTAATGATTGGGCATCGACGTTTAAAGTTAAGATATTGATCTGGGATATATTCATATGATAACGTTCATCACTGGAACCACCTTGGATACCAGAAAGATCATTATGTTCAATTCCTTTGAATAAACTAACCCAACTTTCAATATAAATATATGATTGATCATCATCTTCAACGAATACAGCTGTACCTGCGTCGGGGATAGTCTCTAACCATTCAACAGAACCACTTGAACTACCACCAACAGGAAGACCCCATTCATAAATATAATCTTTAGTCCATGTTGCACTATCTGAATCTGCGATATATCTATTACCTATAACTTCAATGCCAGTTGTTTCATCTGTAAAAGATATAACAGATTTTTGCCAATCAAAACCACCCATCTTATCAATAATCTCTGTTTCTAGCTTTCTGAAATTATTGTTGATATCACTACGGCTTAGACCAACACGATCTGTTCTTCCTATAGTTTCAAATTCTGTCATAATTATATACCTTACTAGAAAGATGTCTCCACTGCTCGTCTTACCCATGTATCAGTATCTACACAATAGTAGTAGTAAATTGTATCTTTAGCCCATTGACCTTCAATACCAGTATCATTATGTGTTAATGGTACGGTTGTTTCTGTATCATGGTAATGTAATGATTGGGCATCTAATCCACCAGTTAGTGTGATATGATTAATACTTGATACATGATAACGTTCTGTTGCATTTCCACCTTGTAGTCCATCTAAATCATTATGTATTACTGTTGATGATAGCTTGACCCATGTAGATGATATATAAAAATAGATCATTGTTTCATCTTCAACTACACAAGCATCACCAGAACTAATTATAGTTTCTACCCAATCAGAACCATCCCATTCATAAATGTAATCTTCTGTCCATAGAATACCGGTAACATTTGAAATGTATCTATTGCCTAATGTCTGGGTAGCTGTTCCTTCATCAGTAATAGTTAATACAGAATCTTTCCAATTCAGATTATACATTCTTTCATTAATTAAACTTTCGAGGGATTGAAAATTATTATTGAGGGTGACTCGACTTGGACCAATCTTATCTGTTCTCTCTATTTCAGTATATCTTGACATATTAGTTCCTATGGAAATACAGTTTCTACTGGGCTTCTTACCCATGTATCAGTATCTATACAGTTATATAAATAGTTCCCTGATAATATCCATTCTTGTTTTGTGCCTACTGAATTATCTGTTACTGGTACTGATAATGATTCAGTATCATGAAAATGGAGACTTTGTGCATCTTGACCATTTGTCAATATGTTATGTTCACTTTGCGTGAAATGGAAACGTTCACTAATTATTCCACCAGATACCCCAATGGTTTGGTTATGACTAATGAATGTTGATAACGAACTCCATGAGATACCATCATAAACATAAATAGTATTAACATCTTCAATAAAGGTAATCATTCCCCTAGTTGGTGCGGTCCCAATCCAATTATCTTCCGGTATAGACCATTCATAAATGTAATCCTTTACCCATGTATGGTTAGTGGATACATCATTCTGGGAGGCAATATAACGGCTCCCCTCGGCAGGGATTGCATTGGATAATTCCTCAATGCTAATAACTGATTCTTGCCAATCCATACCACTAACAACTAAATCTACTTGATTTGATAGTGTTGAAAAGTTATCATTTATATGATTTCTACTCAGACCAAAATTGTCGCCTGAAAGCATAATATAGATTTCATTCATTTATATTCCTATGGGTGGAGAGATTCAATTAATTCTTTTAGTTCATCAATTCGGTCATCTAGTAAATCAATTGCATCTTGTACAGTCATACCACCACCAGCACTTGATGATCCAGCTCCTCTGACTATTGCAGTTATACCATCAGCATCAAGTATATGAGTATGATAATTATCTGCGTTCTCACCATTCACCAGATTAGGATACTTAATAGCTAGGTGATCACAATCATAGAA